ACCACCACCATTTTTACTTGAACCACTCCAACCGGTATCGGTATGCGGGTTATGAGTACCGCCTGTATATCCTTTTGATTTACCGTATTCAGAGTGCGGATTAACAGTTCCTGTTTTAGTTCCTTTTTCTGCACCTTCATTAATTCTATCTTCATTTCTATTAACTCTAGCTTGAACTCTTGCAACATCTTTTTTCATAGCTTCTTGTTTTTGTTTATATAGTTTTTCGTTAAATGTCTTTTGTTTAGTCATTTGTGTATAAAAATTAAATTTTGTATTTAACATTTGAGTTTGTTTTTCCCACTCCGCTATTTCTTCTTCAGTCCCACCTGTAACTTCTCCTGTAGTAGGGTCAAAAGATAAACCTGCTTTATTTGCACTTTTTTCTAAAGATTTTCCTAACTTGTCTGCCTCTTTACCTACAAAATCCGCATAATTACCAAATGCAGATCTAGTGTTAATTCCAAAAGGATCTTTACTTAAACCAGAATCATTTGCACCAAATACTGTTGGACCAGTGTATCCCATGGTAGATTCTATAAAAGATTGATCCGTAGGCGATAAGGTATTAAATCTATCCATAGCGCTTAATATACCTGTAATCGGTCCTATGCTTTTTACTTTACCTAAAATAGAAGCTAGCCCTGCTTTAGTTTTATTTACTCCTGATTGTAATTTACCTGCCATGGTTTGAGTTTGTGGAATACTCATTCCAGCTGCAAGATAAGCCCCTGCGTCAACAGGATTTACATCTTGTCTTTGAGTTGGAAAACCAAAAAAAGAATTACTTACATTAGGTGATTGTTTATTAAAAAATTTATCTGAGGTGTATCCATAAAAATTACTAAAGTTAGTCATTGGAGAATTAGCTTGTAGTGCACCTATGCCACCTTGTCCGCCACCACTACTTCTTGGAATCGGTTGTTGATAACCAGGAGGAGCCCCGGTTCCTGCTTGGTTAGACCCTCCTCCTAAATAATATTGATACAGGTCATATATCCTGTTAGGAGTCTGTGTATAATTTTGCATAAAATCTACTACTGGTTTTACCATTATCTTCTCCCGTCAGGTTGTAAGTCTATTCTAACCGTACCAAATCTCCATGTCTCTGATGTAGAACTATTAGAGATTTGAATATTAGCAAATCGACCGCGTGCTCGTGTATCTACTTTAGTCGTTGATGACGTTAATGTAAAGGGACTATAGGTGCTAGCAGTATCTGTCTGTGCAGGAAAATTCTTTATGCCCACTGTTAGTGTAGCATTTCCTGTTAGAACTTTAAAGTTAGGTAGTATTCTTCTCATAGCTAAGAAGAACTCACCATTTCCTTGAACATCTAAATCAAAGTCATAAGATTTTATATTTGATGCAATAGCTGTAGTTGAGCCATCAGGATTAATCTGATCAGTACCAACCTCGTGTTCAAAATAAGTTGTTTGACCTAGTCCTGTTTCTCCTACAATACTAGGAAAAGTACCTGTGGCTGAGTCATTAAATTTAGTTGCAAAAGGTTTTGGATATACAATAGAGTCAACCCAAGTAGTTCTTGGTTCACTTCCTGTATACCATATTAAACCGTTTTGTGGATTCGATTCACCGTAATTATAAACTACATATCTATTGTTGTAAGCAGATCCTGATGTTGGATACCACCAAACAACTTCAGAAAATAAGTTATTAATACCTGCACAAACTTGTTGGCCTTTTGTTGTATCAAAGTCATCGTAAACATAATCTTCAACAGAAGATAATAATGTTTTAACCGTACCATCAAAAGCAAAGAAACCATTATTGCTTATCCAATAAGCAATACCATCTATTTCTACAGCAGCGTTCTGTCCTATCAATCCACAGTTTGTACCTACTTGATCAAATCCAAAAGTAAATGGAGCTCCAACAAACTTCATGGTGTATAAAGCATTGTCAGTCCATACCAATATATTTTCTTTAGCAACTAAGGCACCCATTATTTTAGTGCCATCTTGTAGTCTTTGAGAACCTGCTGAGTTAATAGCTGTAGGTGTATAATCATTAATCGATTCTTGATCTGAGAATCTAATAAACATATCATCTTGCGTAGTTGGATCACCAATAGTTGTTTCGGTTCCAAAATGAATTAAGTGTCTTGTAGTTGGTGATATTAAAGTTAACCTTGATGCAGTAGGATTACCAAGTGACCCACTAATAGCTGTAGAAAAATTAGTAGTTGTTTTAGATGCTCTTGTTGAAAAGTTAGTTGCAATAGAAGAGTCCCAAGTAAAAGTTTCACCATTAGCAATAGTTGCAACTAATACCTGACCAAAGTTACTTAAAGACCATAGCCCTGGTTCAAGAGTCACGGTCGATGCAGACACAGCATCTCCAAACCCTGTCCATAAAGTTGCATCTTGAACTGTTGTGTTAGTAGAATGTGCTTGACCATTTGATGTACCTGCTGTTGCTGTACCTTTTGCACCTCTAGTAATACTTAAAAAATTTGTAGCATTCGTTGAACCATAAGTAATTAATTCTGCACTTGGAACTGTGCCAACAGCAATTGTTCCTGAAGAAGCAAAACCTGTTGTACTGTCTACAGTTACTGCAGTTCCTGACCCACCTGTACCAGCAGTATCTGCATTTAATGATCCGTCTAATTCTGTGCTTTGCGAACCTGTTATTGTTCCACCATAGTTACCAATACCAAAACCATAACCATATGATTGTGCTGAAGGTCCAACTGTTTGATAAGGTTCTACTACACAAGAACTTCCTGAAGTTAAATCAGAACCACCTCCGTTAGCTTCTGCTGATGGTGATGTAATTGTAAACGTAGTTGAACTTGGTACAGATATAACTTGGCATAGTTTATCTTCAAAAGTTGATGCAGCAATACTAGAACCTGTTGGCATTGTCACTGAATCTAATTCAACAATATCTCCTACTTCTAATCCATGATTAGTTGATGTTGTAATTGTAACAGCAGTTCCTCTAGTTGTGCTTGTTGTTATCGTTGAACCTGTAAATGTAATTTGAGTTCCTGCGTTATTACTTCTGTAGGGAGTAATATCGTAAAGAGCTCCTTCAAAATAAATAAGTAAAAATTTATCAGTACCAATTGCAACATACCTATTACCATCAAGGTCAACAAAGGCATGTTGTTTTCTAGCAACTCCTACGATTGTATCAGGAAGAAGTGAAGACCACCCTCCAACTTTTTCAGGAAGGTTGTATCTAAAACGAACATTATCAGAATCAACCCATCTGTTTTCTGCACCAACAGATGTATCTTGTTTATCGATTCCTGATCTAAATTTAAAGTCAATGAGAGCCATTGGTCACTCTCCTAAGCTGTGTTGGTTTTAAATGCCCAACCTCGTGTTGCATCTACATATACTAATGTAACTGCTTGACCTGCTGTACTTAATACTAAGTTTGAAGTTCCTGAATTAATGGGTTGTCCATTTCTATCAAAGGTTAAATTGTTAGAACTAAAAGTTCCTCTAGTATCAATGACAGTTACTTCATCTCCAACTGCGGGAGAAGCAGGTAAATCTATTTCTATAGGATTGGCTGTTGTATTTGCAAAAACTTGTGCGCCAGCTACAATGGCGTATGGACTATTAGAATCTGTTATTGTTGCATAACCTTTTTCTAAAATAGTCATAACTGTTTCTGTGCCGTTTGATCTACAAAGAACAGTTGCACCCGGTGGTATTTGAGTGGTGCTACCACTAGCTGTTAATACTCCAAGTGTTCTATTTGATGCACCTCTTACTGTGTCATCTTTCATTACCCACACTCTAGTTACACCTGCACCCGAAGGCATAGTAATAGTTCTATCTCCTGCTAAAGTTCCGTGTAATCTTAAGTATGCGTTTTTACCATTAGACGTTGCACCATCTGTAAGTAGTAATGTGACACTAGCTCCTGCCATGTCTACATCTAATACTCCTGATGATCCTTGTTCCAAGATTTGTAAATTTGTATTAGTAATTCCACCCCATTGACCAGCTTTCTCACCTGTTGTGATTATTTCTAGTTTAAGGTCTGATGAAAATGTTGATGCCATATTAATTTGTATCTATTGGTGTCCAGACCATATCTACGCCTGGAATAATTTCACTCCATGTTATCGCAGCTACTTCTCCTGTATCTACAGCTAATTGCACTCCAGATGGATCTATATTTGCGCTAGCAGTTATTGTAACACTTCCTGTTGCTAAGGTCAATTGGTTTACAGAAGGCGTAATATCAACGCTTGTACTTGCTGCTGCCGTGCCTGTGGTTAATGTTACCTGACTACCTGTAGCAGTAAAATTAGAATCTGCTGTAATTGTTAATGTTCCAGAACCTAATGTTAATCTATTAGGATTAGGTATCTCGGTAATTGAATCGGCTGTAATAGAAAAATTACCAATATTTATATCTAATTGATTTCCGCTTACTTGTACTAATACGTCACCAGCCGTCTGGGCTGTTGCGAATGGTAATGCTGATATTGCGTCAAATCCTAAACTCATAAAAATCCTTAAAAGGAGACAGGGGGTATGTGGTGGTGCCCTGCCTCCATTTAAGAATTATATCATCGTTTAAACCAAGAAGGAAGACCTAAATGTGGACGCTTGTCGAACATGTTATCCTTCGATCCAGGTGTTTTACGATTGTTATAATGCAGAAAAACTTGGACGCATTCCTTGCCTTTGAATTTTTCTCGCCAATGTTCTAGCTCACAGCCAGAATAAACTAGCATATCTCCTGGTTTTAGATCTACCCTAACTCCTTTTGCTTTGCTAGCTGCGGTAATATTCTTACCATCTGGTGCACCTACATTTTCATTTGGACTTAAATATATTGGCCAATCATCACCACCAAGATTCATAGTAGTAGATATCTCACAACTAAATCTATCTTTATGTCTTTTAAGAATATCACCTTTTTTGTATATTCTAGCATATGTATATGCAGGATATAATTTAAGTCC